TCAGGAAACTCGTCTGTGAACCCCCTATTGAAGAACTTTGAAAACCAGTTATTCTTACCCCGAGGGGTGGATATAAAGAGAGCTTTAGAGTTCTCTTTGTCCAAAGTGGGTCGAAGCGCGACGTTGAAGGCGTCTTCGCCGTCTACCAACGCGGCTTCGTCAAAAATTATTAAGTCGTAGGATCTTCCAACACAAGAGTCTACTTGGTTTACAGAACCCATACGAATTGTAGAGCTATTGCTCAGTTCTATAACTCTGTCTTTTGCGTTATCCTTTCTTACTTCTAAGTCAAAGTGTTTTATTAGATTTCTTTGTAGATCGAAGGATATTTGTGATAGGTTATAGTTGGGGGACATTATTAAAATGTTACAATTAGGCACTAAGGCTACTAACTGTCCAATAATGTTTGCTATATAAGTTTTACCTTGTCGCCGGGACACGGCTGCGGTAACAAATCGGTATTTAGGGTCATTAATAGAGTTAATGATAGCCATTTGAGAGGGCAGGGGTTCAATATTTAGCAAGTCTAAATAACCCTGTATAGGTAGCTTTAAGAACCTTTCGTGTATATTAAAGTCCACTAGCTTCTTACTTATTACATCTTGCCTACTTACTTCCATATTATTTCTTATTTCCTGAATTTACGTACAAACCAAACCATGCAGCACCCGCTCCTATTAGGAGGGATATTAAACTTGCTTGTTGAGTAGTAGGATCTTCAAGGGAAGTAAACCACTCAAACGACATATACAGAAGATAAAGATACGAAGCTATAAAGAGTCTTGGAAAAGGCCGCCAGGCGTCAAACGCTGTGGCGGCTTCCTTAATTTTGTCAAATACTACCACTTTACCTTATCCGCCCAATATGCTGCGGACATTTTACCCTTTGCTATGTTCTTAGCATGCCGAGCTTTAAATGACCTACGCTTCGCTTTCATAGCTGCTGATTCTCCAGCTTTAGGCTTACCGGCAGTCTTTGCTCCCTTTTGCCCAAAACGAATAGTTTTAACCTTAGAACCTACTTTTGCTACAACTATGTGGGACTTCTTAGGGTGAGAGGGTGTTCTTTTAGGCTTATTATACCCAGATACTCCAGCCCTTTTAAGTCTTGAGTCCTTTTTCTTACCTTTTCTTTTTACGGCCACTCTTCTTTCTCTTGCGAGCATACGTACTTACATATGTCGGCTTGCCACCCGTATTACCCGCCGCTCTTTTGCGCCGAATAGCAGATCTTCTCTGCGCTTTAGTCATACGTGCGGCCTTAGAGGCTGGAACACACTTGGGATATTTACCCTTTTTAGAAGTTTTTCTACCGCAAGGCTTAAAACCTCCTCCTTTCTTGGGCCTAGATATGTCTACCCATCGTTCCTTGAACCACTTACTTAAACCACCTCTGGGTTTAGCCATTATTTCTTTTTCTTTTTGCGAAGAAGCGCTGCTCGTAAACCTTTAGGGAGCTTCTTCTGCTTTGCTGTTAATCCCATAGACTTTTTCTTCTTTCCACGTTTTTTTGCTGCTTTAGAAGGACGTCCACGTTTCTTACCATAAGTTCCTTTTCCGTAAGGCATTATTTTTTACCCATGCGGTACTTTCCGCCTTGTGCCTTGTATGTTTTTACAAGCCACCCATTTGCGTAGGCTGAAGGATAGACCTTGAATTTTCTTTTAGCTTGAGCTTTTACTCTTGCATATAATTTTTTATTAGTAGGTATAGGTCGTTTCTTAGCCGATTTACGCTTACGCTTAACTGCCATAACTCTCTCCTTAAAAAACTTTTAATGAAGCTGCTACTCCTATAGCGGCTGGTATAGTACCAGCGAGTAGTATCCAAAAAACTTTCTGTATAGCTCCTATTGTAACAGCGCCTGCATTTAGACGAGTCTCATGATGGTCGAGTCTCTCCTCGTGATTGTCGAGTAAGTCTAACATCTCATTTCTATGGCGCTCCAGGTTAAGAAGCTTTTCTTCTGCGCGAGCTAAAGCTATGAGTGTGTCTGTAATCTTATCTAGCTTTTGCTCTATTCTTGCAAACCTAGAAGCATCTTGCGCTAGATGCTCGTCTATCATTCGTCTATTATAGTCTAATCTCGAATTTTCGTCACTCCCCTCCATTCTTAACTATATCCTGTACCAGCTTACCAATGTTACCAGCACCTTGCCCAAAAGGCAGACCTTCATTGACTTGAATATTAGTTTGATTTTTAACAGTAGCATTTTCTGCTTTTAGAAGGTCAGTCTGTGCTTTTATCTCATCCATTCTAAACTTGTGCGCCATGTTCAAGAGCTCAGCCAAATCTTTATTTGTCATGACTCCGCTTTCTCTGGCTTCTTCTGCTTTTGTTAAAATCATTTCATCCAAAAGACCCGCTATGTTATTCTTATTTCGATAGCCCGTGTCTAAATAAACGTTATCTATATACTTCTTTACCTCTCGCCTGTCGAGGTACTCAACTACGTCGTGATCAGAAATCTGAAGATAATCTGACACTGCACGAATATTACCAAACTGGAGATAGCAGTTTGCTACCTCTAGTCCTTCTGTTGAAATTTTAGTAAGTTCTTTTGACATGGAGTAATTATACTTTTTTAGGGGTGATATGTCAAGGATTAAATTTCTACGCTATCTTAGGTAGCGGGTGGAGTTGGCCAAGATATTCCTGCCAGCATAGTTACAGTTAAACTATTTTCTGGTAGGTCTCTAAGAGATTGTCTGTACTCTTTCCACTGCAATTTAGCCTCTTCAGACAACGGGGCGTCCGGTAACTGGCTCCAGTCACTTTTAGATAACGCCTCGTCTCTTTTATTTCTCATAGCGGCCCAGAAGGGCTCTGACTGAAATCTCCATGTACCGTCTTCCCAAGTATGGTAGTAAGAAGGCTGCGTTGGACGAGTAGCCCACTCTTCAGTTTCGAAGTTCCAAACAGTTCTTTTTTGATACTCTCTAGCATCCTCATCTGACGAAATATGTACGGCTAAGTTCCCTTCGTAGTATTGTCGATCTGTTACTAACCCATCACTTCCTGGACTAATAATATAGTCTATCTCCCCAGAAGGTTTTACAAAAGCTACTTGAATCATGATTTTATCCTTACTACTAAGTAGTCGTTTCCTGTTATGTCATTAAAAAAGGTAGTAGAATCTCCACTAACACTTCCTATATGGTACTCTTGCCTATAGGTTAGCGCACCACTGCTTTCAAATACATATCCTGCATAAGTTTCAAAATCGCTACCAGTTAAGTTTGCATATGTGTGATTAGTATTATTTACTAATACATAAATATTGGAGTCTGATTGCCAATTAATATTAGCAAAAGTAGTAGTACTTGTAGTTGCTACTCCACTATATAGTATGTCAAAAGAAACCCCAAAGCCTTCTGTCATTAAAAGAGTTGTATTCCCTACAGAATCAAATACCTGTAGTCCGTACTCGCTAGGTGTAGTAGGAGAGGTTTGGTTTGATAAAGTTGCTACCTTATAGCTTCCTGTGCTGGGATAGGTGTACGCAGAATAATTTGTCATCCACTCTTCCTGCACTCTTGATATTGTACTGTAAATTACAGATTTAGAAATTGCTACTCCATGGGGCCCACCAGTACTTGTATTGGGACGGGCAAATACTAGATTTGTGCTAGGGTTAAAAGTAGTTTGGCTAGAAGTAGTTGAAGCAATGTTACTTCCTATTGTAAGCTGCACATTTGGGTAGCCTTCATCAGAATTAATTACAGTTCTTCCATCTACATTAGTTACTTCGAGTCCATAAGTCATAAACTATCCATTTTTAAAGGCCCACCAGTAAAATCTTCTCTGGTTGTCATTGCTTGATGGCTCTTGTTCTTCTGTATTATTAGTTATTGTGAAAGATCCTGTTCCTTTATTTACCGAAAATTTAGAGGGCTGTCCTGCGGCTGTAGGTGTTAATGCAACAGTTACCACTATTGTCCAGTCGTCTGTATTTGTCAACCCAGTAACAGATATAGCACTACTTGTTGTGCCGCCTCCCGCTACAACTACGTTACCGTTAGATACAAACCTGGCCACTCTTGAGTTCTGGTCTATTAAATTATTTCCTGATGAGTTATTTATTTGTAACCCATAAGTTCCTGTGCCTGTACCAGGGCCTGTACCAGAACCTGTGCCTGTACTTGTACCTGTAGTTAGTGTCCAAGTTTTAGTATTAGGGGTTAATCCTGGAAATCCAAGCGTAGCGGTGCGAGCAGTATTTGCAACAGAAGAAGTAGTTAGCCTAACAACTATAGTGTCTCCTTCAGACACGCTCTTATCACTAGCATCCATGGTTCCGTTATTTACTTTAAAAGATGCTCCTGTACCAGATATAGAAAACGTCTGAGTACTTGCAATACCATTAATAGTTATAGCGCTAGTCTCATAGTCGGTATTAGTAGCTCTATTATTAGGGGGAACTCCATCAGTAAGTACTATGGCATCTGCATTAAGAGCAGCTAGCTTAAAAGTAGTATTTGTTCCTGTGCAATCTACAAAAGCTGCAGAGGAGCCTGCCTCTCTAAATTGAACCTGATATTCAACTATATCACCCGAAGCGCTTGGTACATCTAAAAGCTGGTTTAAAGTAAAGGTAGTGCTTGTAGTACTAGGAGTTGCAGGGCCTGCCACAGGATTTGAAGAGATAGGAGTATCGGGACTACCAGGCGTTACTATAATTTGATACTCTGTAACACTACTACCGTCGTTTAAAGTTATAGTTTGGTTTGTTGCTACTTGATTATAAAACTGCGTGTCAGGGACAGTTATAGTTACGACTCCGTCCGCCGGGCTACTACGTTCTATATCAAATTCATTGTTTGCTATAGAGGTAGGATCATAGTGATTGGCAGTATTAGCTTCACCGCTACTAGTTCCTCCTCTTGATGTAAACAAAAAGCTCCTCAGTCTATAGTTAACAGTGTTACCAGCAACAGGTAGCTCCGCTGGGTTGCTCAAGGAAAAGGCACTAGCTGTGTTGCTTGGGGTAGCTAAATATCCTACAAGTGCGCCCGCTGCTCCATTAGGAATTGTGCCGCTAGTTGTGTTTACTACATAACTAGTTGTACTGGATAAAGTACCAAGACCAGTACTTCCTATTGAAAGAGGGTCTATCTCTGATTGCGTAACCTGTCTATTGGGTATACTAGCCCGTATTGTACCAGTATTACTAGTATCTGAGTTGGGTATGGTTATTGAATCTCCTGCAGAGTATGATGTTACATTGCTTGGGTACTCAATACTTGTTATTTGCTGAGACCTATCTGGCAAAAGGTAATAAGGCCCACTAGTATTAGAAGTATATACTGGAGTCGAAGTAGAACTATCTATATTACTTATCTGTCTTATACCGATGTACAAAGCGGTTGCACTACGAGGGGTGGATGGGCCATTAAATCTACTAGTAGCAACTAAGTTACTAAACCCCGTATTAGTCCAGTTGGTAGGATTTGCACTTGTTGTACTAAAAGCATACTGTAGCTGTCCTGAACCTCCATAGTTAGAGAACTCTGCACAAGGTACGATTTTACT